GCCAAAGGCACCATCAGACCCGATGCTCTCGACGGGGACACCGACTACGAGAGTAAGAGACACGTCGTCCATCGCTTCCAAGGCGCCCAACGCGTTAAGATCACCAACGCCAGACATCAAATGGTCGCCCTGAGCAGCCTCATGGCCCGGTACGCCAAGAAGACGAAGATGCTCAAGAAGCAATCCGCACAGATCGAAGCCAAGATCCTCTTTGACGCGCTCAACAACTACGTGGACTACCAAGTTCGCCCTGAATGGCGGGAAACCGTTTACATGGAAGCGATTGAGAAGTTCCAAGCGCGCGGACACAACCTAGACGACCTCAAGGACATAGACTGCTGGACGGACCAAGGAGCTCACAAGGTCAGCTTCAACATCAAGACCCAACAGAAACCCTGCCTAGGCAAAGACCCGACCACCACCAACAAGGCAGGTCAAGGCATCGCGGCATGGCAAAAGACGCTCAATTTCACCATGATCGTCTGGACGCGCATGCTGGAGAAGACTTTCATGGAAGCCGCTGACTCGAAATTCCACTTCATCTCCAAGTACACCGACGACGAAGTAATGGGCCTTCTCCAATCCATCACGGAAGGAGAGACTTATGACTTCCTCGAAGGCGATTGGACCGAATTCGACAGCAGCCAGAACAACGTAGAACATGAACTTCTCATGATGCAGCTCGAAGCTATCGGTTGCCCCGCGGAACTGCGAGATCTCTTCATGCAAATGATGCTGAAGCGTGGTGTCCACTGCCCCTTCGCGTCACTTCAAGTGCAGAGCAAGAAAGACTCCGGCCGAGTTGACACTCTGATTGGGAACACCTCTTTTAACGCCGGAGTTATGCTCACGCTAGTCGACCTGGAAACCATCGACCACGTCCTCTTCAAAGGCGACGACTCCCTCATGCTCGGTCACAACATCCAACTGAACACCGCGCGAGTCGAATCACTTGAAAGCAATTGCGGATTCAAACTCAAACTCGGAATCCGCAAAACGGGCGAATTCGTCTCCTTCATTGTCAACCAGAATGGAGTCGCCCTCAACTTCGCCCGCCTCGCCGCAAAGGTTGCCACCCGTAGTTACCGCAACATCGAAGACTTCAACGACTATCGGAAAGCAATCAATGTCACCCTCCTCCCGTGCCGCAACACCTACGTGGCGAGCAACATGGTCAGAACGAACGCCGCTCACTTCAACGTCAACGAAGAGCAGATTGACATGCTGTTGTCATTCCTAGTGTCATTCGCGCGCGGCTACGTCAAGTTCTCCCACACGACAGCATTCGAGAACATGACCCTGACCCTGGACGTCACTTCGGCACGCTGCGTCCCCCCACCCGAGACCACCGCAACACCAGAGGAGAAGATTGCAACCGTCGACACTGCCACCGAACCGATGAGCGTCTGCAAGTACACCCGCAGACCTGAGGACTGCATTCACAACAGCTGCAGGCGCAAGACCGGAAAAGGCATGCGCATCCTTGGCACCGTGTTGAACGCCCTGGGTTAACCCGCTAGGAGGGTTAAGCCATTCGAATCTCATGTCTACCTTCACCTCGATACCAAAGACGAATTGGACGAGCCAACAACGTAGTTCCATCAGAAACGTGCAAAGATCATGGCCCGAACTAACAACAGATCGGGACGCAAGTCCAACAACAACGGGCGCAGGAAGAACGGCAACGGCAGGGTCGCCAAACGTCGCTTCCAGACCGCCGGCGTCACACGCAAGCAAGTCTTCCAGACCAACGGGAATGGCTTGAGCAACCGTGGCGCAATCCGCAGGCCCAACATCAACCAGAAGTTCTTCGAAAGAGGGAGTGACTTCCTTGGACCCCTCACGGTCAAGGCCGGAGCGAACATCGCCTCCGCGGCCGATAGGATTCTGCTGGCCAACAACATCAGTCCGTCAGCTTATCCCGGCACCCGGCTTACCCAGCTGGCACCCCTCTGGGAACGCTATCGATTCCGGCGCTTTAAACTGCGCTGGGTCCCAGCGGTCCCGAAGACCATCGCCTGCCAACTAATCGTCTACCAAGACACCGACCCCCTTGACGACCCTTCCACCATCACCAACGCTGAGTCCCTCGTTCGTCAAGCGACCGCCCAGACCGGTTCCCAGCAGTTCAACTTCATCAACCCGATGTCGATTGAGCTCGCCCAGAGAGCAGATGACCAGCTCTACTACACCGGCAACGACAAACAGAACGAACGTTTCTCCAGGCAAGGAAACTTCTACGTCGTCCAGGTCACTGATCCACTCGACCTCAACGGCGTTGCTCTGACAGGCAACATTATGGCCGGCTCGCTCTACGTTGATTGGGAATGCGAATTCCAGATCGCGCAGATCAACCCGACCGCTGCTGCCGTCCTGCCCTTCCACACGAGCCAGACCATCCCTTTCACTGCCGCCGCCCAGCCTGCCACCTACTCTGGTCCATCAGGCAAAGTGATCGCTGGAGACTTCGAATCGCGCAACGACGTCAGCGTCTACTCAGCGACGCTCCCGGACGCCTCCAACGCCTTCCGCTCCGACACTGTCTCAGCTGTGCTCGGTGTTGGATGGTCTGCGCAGGTGTTCGACGTCGAACCGGGCTTTGTCATCAACATCCCAGCCCGCGCGAATGGCGACTATTTCTCCCTCGTGACTTTCGCGTTGGAGCCTGGTACGCCCCTGTGGACAGTAGTCTAAAACTGTCCATGCCGACCTAATTAAAGTCGCTAAAAGTAATCCCTGATCCGGGTAACAGATCCTCCGCAGTGAACGATCCACCCACTGCGCCGTAGTGCACAACGAAAATCGTGCAGAGCTTGAACTAACACCTTCCTAAGCTCCCTCCAGACGAGGTAAAAG